TGGCTCTATACCGCTCATGTCGTGGAGTGGTCAATAGATACAATCTGAGTTGAAAAGGTCAAAATGACTGTATCTCAATACGCAGCATCTTGCGCCAGGTATTACGCCGACGTTGCGGATGTCGGTTACTCCCAACCGGACCGCTGGACCTTCTACGATCAGTCCGACTGGGACGGTTGGCTCATCCAGTCTCCTGCTAATGCGGACTGCTCAGCACTCGTCGCCGGCTGCTACAACCTCGCAGCTCACCACGAGTGGGGCGAGCCATTCACCGCAGGTTATTTCCCCAGGTCGACCTGGACCGGATCGATGCGTGACGAGTGCGCTCAGCGCAACTTCGCCGACATCTCCGACCAGTGGACAGGAAACGAGCCCGACGGCGGATTCGAGATCGGCGACATCGTCCTGTCCGAGGAGGCCTCGGGCGGTCGTGGGCATGTCGCTATGGTCACAGGCCTCGGTCCGACCATCTTGTCCGAGGCATGGATCGCCGAGGACGGATCGATCGACGGATACCTCGGTGATCAGACTGGTAGCGAGGTTCGCTCCATTGAGTACAACCAGCATCCATATACTCAGGCCGCCGCTTGGACGCATTGCCTTCGCAGGCGGGACAACCATGGCTCCAGTGCCCCGTCCCACCGCGAGGAGAACGGTGCGGCCACTTCTATCCAGGATGCGGTTCTCCGTGCGGCTGACGCCGTCGGCTGTCCTTGGTGGGCCGCCCTCGGCGCGCTCAAGATGGAGACCGGCGAGGCCGGAGCCAATATTTACGGCCATGACGCAGGAGGCGCCTGCTCCGGCTGGGGCGAGGTGACGAGGGACAACTTCCTCAACTACTTCTGGCCCATCGTCTCGGAGTGGGGTACATCGAACGGCGTCGGTCCCCTCCAGGTCACCTACAACGGGTATTTCATCAACGACCCGAACAGGGAGTGGTGGGACCCGCAGAAGTCCTCCGAGGTCGGCTGCGCCATCCTCAAGGGGCTCATTCAGTCCGAGGGTGATTCCTACGAGGACCTCAAGCGAGTCGGTTCTCGATACAACTCCGGGTCCGCAGACGGGGCCTATGAGGCTTACGGCATTCCGTTCTCCGAGGCATGCCGCTACTGGTACGACAAAGGCCGTCCGAGCCAGGGCTCGAGCGACGGCGGAGAGGAACTTGAAGTGTCATACGCCACCGATCTTCTCGCTGAGATGAAGGATCGTCTCGTCGAGATCTCCGATCAGACCGGTGCCGGCATCGCTGGTCGTCGTTTCGACGGACCCCTTGTTGGCTGGCTGAAGGATATCTCCTACAAGCAGGACAAGCTCCAGAAGTCTCTCGACGAGATCAAGGACAAGCTCGGCGAGAGCAAGTGAGGTAGACATGCCTTACTGTCATGTGAAGGGTGACATCCCACCGTTCGCCACTCTCACCGTCGACCCCGATGATGGCCCGACCTACGTCGACACGGCTGGGGAGAACGGCAAGATCGACGGCATGGTGTGGTTCTTCCGCAACGTCAATGCCCGACTCTTCCTGGATGACCAGGGCTGGCCCGCCACGAAGACGGTCAAGCTCTCCGAGGACGACATCGTCGATGTCACCATCAAGAGCAACCGTCCAGCTGGCGGCGGAGGCGGGGGCAACGGAAATGTCATGATCCTCGGCCGTGAGGAGCAGGTGCCCGCAGGTACTCCTCCGAACACAGTCATCGTACGGAAGGTCTGATCATGACGTCTCCCATGAAGAGTATCGCAGTCTCCAAGAACCCGGACGAGAAACTGAGTGTTCCGTCGGCCGCAGGGGACTGGGCATTGCTCATCGTGGGCGGTCAACTCAACCACATGCAGGACTGCACGCCTGATGGCTGGACCGGGAAGTACGCCGAGGGCGAGGACATCCGGTCTTGCACCGTGGCCGTCAAAATGGTTGCGAATCCTGCCGACACGCAGAATGTTGTGTGGAAGTCCAAGAACGCCACATACGCTGCACGCTGCTGTGCCGCTTTGATTGTCCTCGATGGGACCAAGGTGAAGCAGCTCGTGCCGCGTACGCCGGAGAAGGAGTCGACGGGCTGGCAGAACGGCCCGTTCCCGCAGATCACCGGGTTCGTCCAGCACGACGTCAACACAGCAGCGGTCGGCAAATTCCCGGCCAACGTTGAGTCGATTACCAATGGCGCCTGGGGTAAGGCCACTGACAAGTCGTGGTCATCCCTCGTTGTTGGCTACGCCCAGTCCGCATACACGCCACCGGTTGATGCCGGCATCAAGGTCCGCTTCGGCGTCGACGTCAGGCTTCAGGAGCAGAACGACTCGCTCGATCCGACACTCGCCGACGGCTCCAAGATCGGTGTTGTCGTCTGGGACGGGGTCAAGGAGATCGGGACGCTCACGATGCGTGCGATTCCTGAGGGCGCCAAGACGATTACGGAACTCCTCAGGACTCCGCATTTCATTGTGGCGCATCGTGGTGGATCCCTGTCCTGGCCAGAGCACACTGAGATCGCATACACGCAGGCCGTCGACTACCACGCTCACGCGCTCGAGTTCTCGGCGGCGAAGAGTAAGGACGGCGTCTGGTTCGGTTGCCATGACCAGAGCATGAGTCGCCTAGTTCCCCCGCTGACCAAGAAGGCCGACGAGTACACCTGGGCCGAGATCAAGGCCGAGGCGTCGAAGACCCAGTACATGCCCGCCAAGCTGGACTGGCTGCTCGAGAAGTACAGCTCCACCCACGTTATCGTCTTCGATCCGAAGTACAAGATGGCTCAGTGGCGAGAGGTCTGCGACATGTTCAAGGGCATGGAGCAGAAGGTCATCATCAAGGCGTATTTCGACTCCAAGTGGATGTTCGATATGGTGCGGGCCCGGGGATTCAAGACCTGGGGGTACGCCTACAACTCGGACATCACCAAGACGAACTACCCGGACTTCCTATCGGGCAAGATCTGCGATATTCTATCCATGGAGTTCGATGCGCCCCAGACGACCTGGGATCCGATCAAGGCCTCCGGGCTTCCCACCGTTGCGCACATTCCCGCCACCGCCGACAACCTCAAGGTTGGATGGTCCCGAGGGGCCATGGGCGCTATTGTGGCCGGTATCGCGGCCTCCTGTGAGAGGGCCGCATGAGTCCAGCGTTCACGTTGGAGATCGATTCGAGGATGGATACGGGGAAGTGGCTCGAGAGACTAAAGGAGGGCCGCTTCTTCGATTTCCTCGATGATTGTGGACAGGCCGGGGTTGCCGCGTTATCCGCTGCGACTCCGGTCAGGTCCGGTTACACCGCATCCAGCTGGTCCTACGAGATCAAGCGGAGCGCGAACCGAGTCTCGCTGGTCTGGAACAACTCCCACGTGGAGCAGGGTGTCCCGATCGCAGTCATATTGCAGTACGGGCATGGCACCAGAACCGGTGGCTATGTCCAGGGCGTGGATTATATAAATCCGGCGCTCAGGCCTATATTCGACAGCATCGTCAAGCAGCTTGAAAGTGCGGTGAGAGGCTAGTGGCGTCCATCGAGGAGCGGGTGGTCTCGCTCAAGTTCAACAATGGTCAGTTCATGAACGGGGTTCAGGACTCCCTCAACGGAGTCAAGAAGCTCGAGGAGGGGCTGGCATTTCGTGGCGGTGTCGAGGGGATCAACCAGGTCTCCGCGGCCGCAAAGAACCTCAATTTCTCGGAGGCCCAAGCAGGTATCGCCGAGACCACGAGCAGATTCTCGGCTCTCCAGTCGATCGCGTTCGGTGCACTCGCCAGTATTGGCGGCAAGATCACCGAGATCGGCTCCTCGATGCTCTCGAGCTTCACTGTCCAGCCCCTTATCGACGGTATGAAGGAGTACGAGCTCCAGCTCAACTCCGTTCAGACCATTCTGGCCAATACCGCCCAGAAGGGCGAGACGATCCAGACGGTTAATGCGGCCCTGGACCAGCTGAACACGTATGCGGACCAGACCATCTACAACTTCGGTGAGATGACATCCAATATCGGTAAGTTCACCGCTGCCGGTATCGGTCTGGACGACTCAGTCGCATCGATTAAGGGTCTTGCGAACTGGGCTGCGGTCGCTGGTGCCAACTCTGAGGCCACCTCGAGGGCCATGTATCAGCTTTCGCAGGCCATGGCCGCCGGAACGGTGAAGCTCCAGGACTGGATGTCCCTGGAGAACGCCGGTATCGCCACCAAGCAGTTCCAGGACCAGCTTATCCAGACCGCCAAGATCCACGGCAAGAGCGTTGACGAGATGATCGCCAAGGACGGGTCGTTCAGGCTCTCCCTCCAGGAGGGATGGCTGACCCAGGAGATCATGATGGAGACTCTCAAGCAGATGGCTGGGGAGTACTCCGATGAGCAGCTCGCATCCATGGGGTACACCGAGGAGCAGATCGCTCAGATCCAGGAACTGGCCAAGACGGGTATGTCCGCGGCTCAGGACATCAAGACGTTCTCCCAGTTGATGGGCGTCATCGGTGAGGAGCTGGGTTCGTCCTGGGGTCAGTCGTTCCGGATCATCTTCGGCGACTTCGAGCAGGCCAAGGCTCTGTGGACCCAGGTCGGCGCATTCCTCACGGGTCCGAGCGGTATCATCACGCAGATGGGCAATGCCAGGAACGCTCTCCTCCAGGGCTGGGCGGACCTCGGCGGTAGGGAGAAGGTTCTCGAGGGGCTCGCCTCCCTGTTCCACGCCATGTGGGAGCCGCTCCAGCGCATTGGTCAGGCGTTCTCGCAAGTCTTCAGCGGCCCATCCGCCGAGGGTCTGTACAATATCTCCGAGGCTTTCGCCAACTTCATGGCCAAGCTGGTCCCCAGTGAGTCGACTATCGAGTCCCTCGGTATGTACTTCGAGGCGTTCTTCCGAGTCATCAAAATAGGTGTCATGGTCCTGTCGGACTTCGGCAAGATTGTGGCCTGGATCGCCGGTGGAGCACTCAAGGGACTCGGGGCTCTTATTTCCAGCCTCCGCGGTCACACCGCGGATTGGTCGTGGCAGTTGAGAGACCACGTCGCTGCGATTCAGGAGTGGTATGACAACCTGAACGTCGCCGAGAACGTCATCAAGGCCATAATCTGGACGGGTAAAGGGCTTAAGCGCATCTGGGAGAACTTCTCAGAGGGATTCCATGATGAGATCACGCCCAGCCTCAGGCGCCTCAGGGAGGCCTGGGACGAACTGTGGGAGGCACTGAAGTCCGCGGGCTCCGGAATCAAGGAAGCGGTGGTCGGTCCATTCCGGGAGCTCAAGCAGGGCGCCCAGGAGGTTGGCCAGGCACTCGGTATCGTGAGCGAGTCCACGGATGATGCCGGCGACTCCGCCGAGGAGAACGAGTCCAAGTTCGCCAAGCTCAAGAACAAGATCGTCGACCTGTTCGAGTCCGCCTTCAAGAAGTCCTACTTCTGGGGGCAGCACCTGGCCGACCACCTTATTCCCGCCATCGAGAAGCTCACCAGCTTCATCAACTGGCTGACCGAGTGCATCAACAAGCAGGCGGTCGTCGTCGAGGACTGGTTGACCCCGAAGATGCGGGCTCTTGCCGAGCTCTACGACGAGATCTCCACCAAGTTCAGCGAGTGGGCCGAGCAGATGAAGAACGGTCCGGATATCGCGTGGCTCTCCTCGATCGGCGGCATTCTCAAGTCCGTTGGATCGGGCGTGTGGGGCGTCCTCAAGAATCTGGCAACCCTGAACTTCGACTTCGACGTCGAGCCGTTCAAGAAGGCCTTCGGCGACCTCAAGACGCTCATGGGTGAGTACGCCGAGTCCGTCAAGTACGGCTGGCAGACCACCAAGGACTTCATCGCCAATCTCGAGCTCAAGGACAAGGCGACCGCGGGCTGGAAGAACTTCGTCAAGCTCATCCAGGGAATCGGTAAGGTTCTCGGAGCTATCGGTAAGGTCGCTGTCGTCGCAGCTAAGGCCCTCATCGAGCCATTCAAGGGTGCTTTCAGTGAGCTCAAGGAGATGGCCGACAATGGGGATTACACCGGCATATTCGATAGCATCCTGAAGGCCGGAGCCCTGGCCACATTCATCGCCATGGCCCGAAAGGTCATATCCACGCTCAAGGAGTGGGGGCAGGCCGGATCCAACTTCGCGGGCATCCTCGGCAGCGTCAAGGATACCATTGACGCGTTCAAGGATTCGATGGAGGCTACGACCAGCAAGGTCAAGGCCACCACGATTCTCCTGCTCGCCGCTGCGGTCCTCGTTCTTGCAGGCGCCTTGTGGGTCGTCGCTCAGATCCCGGCCACCAAGATCATCATGGCCGGCTCCGCCCTTTATTTCATGTTCAACATGTTGAAGAAGGCCGAGGACGAACTGTCCGAGTCCAACGACAACAAAGACATGAAGGGCATGGCCAAGCGGATGCTGGCCCTGGTCGTATTGGCCGGGGTAGCACTACTCCTCGGCAAGGCCTTGAGCAACATCGGATCCATGGACTGGGACGACATCCTCAAGGGCGTCATCGGACTGTATGCAGTCGTGAAGATGATGATATCCATGGCCGACACCACGACCAAGAGCAATGTTGATCTGCTCGCCTTCTCCCTCGTGGCGGTCCCCCTGGGTATCGGTGTCTGGCTGCTCGCTCAGGCGGTCAAGCCTCTTGGTGAGATGAGCGTATCCGACCTGGCTCAGGGTGTTATCGCGCTCGGGTTGATCATGAAGATGATGAGCATGATGTCACAGATGGGCACAGTCAAGATCAAGAAGGCCTCGGCTTTCGCATTTCTCGCTCTGGCCCTCACCATGCGACAGATCGCCAAGGTTCTCACCGAGATCGGTGAGTTGTCCTGGGGCGATACCATCAAGGGCATCATCGCTATGGACTTGTGCCTCACATCTCTGGCCGTGGCCGTATCCAGGCTCGGTGAGGGGGAGGAGGGTCTCGGCGGTAAGCATCTTGTCGGAGCCTTGTCGGCGCTCGTTCTGGCGATCACGCTCAAGATCGTTGCCAAGGAGATCGAGAGTTTCGCTACGATGGACTGGGGGACCTATGCCAAAGGTCTCACCATGATGGCTGTGGCTCTGGGCATCCTGGTCGGCATTTCAAGCCTGGGCGGTGGAAGCCTCGGCGGTGCTGCGGGCCTGATGATCACCGTACTGGCGCTGGCCATGCTGGTCCCGGTCATGCGTACTCTGGGCGAGATGGACTGGGGTACCGCAGGCAAGGGTATTGCCATCATGGCCGCGGCTCTAGGCGCACTCGTGGTCATCGGCTACATCGCCGAGGGAGCCGCCATCGGACTGGTCGCTCTGGGCGGCGCCATATTGATGATCGGCTACGGTGTCGGTCTGGCCACCGATGGTATCGCCAACTTGGTTAATGCAATCGCCAACCTGTCGACCACTGGCGCCGAGGGTGTTCAGACATTCCTGGACGCCGTCGACGGATTCATCGAGCGGATGCCTGCCATGGGTACGGCTATCGGTGAGGCCTTCATCAACTTCATGCAGGTCTTTATCGACAACCAGGGTACCATCGTCGAGTACATCAAGGTCGTTCTGACGTCCGCGGCCCAGGCGATGATCGAGTCCATCCCGACGTTCGTCGAGCTCATGATCACGATCATCCACGCGATCATTCAGGTGGTCTACGACTGCGCTCAGGAGATCATCGACTGCGCCATATTCCTGATCATCACATTGTCGGATGCTCTTATTCAGAACATGCCGACATTGGTTGAGAGGGGTTCCGACCTTCTTACGTCCTTCCTCGAGGGTCTGTCCTACAAGATCCCCGAGATCGGGACCAAGGCAACCGACTGCATCGTGGCATTCCTTCAGAGCCTCGGCGACAACATGCCGAGGATCACCCAGGCGGCGTTCGAGACGATCATCAAGTTCGTCAATGGACTCGCCGACGCCATCGAGAACAACTCGGGCGCCTTGATGGACGCCGGTATCCGACTCATCACGGCGATCAGGAATGGTATTGTCAACGGCATCAAGCAGCTCGTATCCACGGGCGTCTCCGGGATGAGGAATGCCGGTCACAGGCTCGTCGAGGGCCTGAAGAACGCGATCAAGGGCAAGATTGAAGAGGTCAAGCAGACGATTCGCAACTTCGGTACCAGCATTGTCAACACGACCAAGCAGGTATTCGGCATTCATTCTCCTTCTCGTGTCATGTTCGAGATCGGTGAGTTCTTGATGAAGGGTCTGACCAACGGTATCTCGGAGAACACCGAGCAGGGGATCGACGCGGCCTCCACGATGGCTCATGACACCGTTGACGCGCTAGCCAAAGGCTTTGGTAACACGAAGGATATTTGGAACGACGCGTTCGGCGGCGACATGAACCCGACGATCAAGCCGGTTCTGGACCTCTCGCAAGTGGAGGAGCAGGCCAGCAAGATCCAGGAGCTTCTGCCACAGGAAGATATTCAGGAGAACCTGTCGGCCAACATGACGACCCAGCTCGCAGGCAGGGCCGTCCAGGGTGCTCAGTCCCGCGTCGGCGAGACTGTGAACGAGACTGTGAACAACGGCAGCAACGTCGTGTTCAACCAGTACAACACGTCTCCCAAGGCTCTGTCCGAGACGGAGATTTACAGGCAGACGCACAACCAGATCGAACAGTTCAGAGGAGCCATGTACGACTTATGATCGAGTCCATAGAGTTCCTGACATATCGTCAGCACAGGATCGTGCTCTCGCTCACGAACCCGTGGATCGAGGGCGTCGCGGTCAAATCCGTCGACGGTCTGTCGGCAACGAAGGCCTCGATCAACACCACGGAACTGGCTCTTACGGATGTGGCGATCTTCAACGGCGCGAGGGCGGGAATGAGGAACCTCAAGATCAAACTCGCGCCGTTGCCATATCCGGACATCGAGACGACTCGCCAGCGCATCTACTCCTGGTTCCAGATCAAACAGCCCATGTCGGTGTACGTTAACACGGACAAGCGCAGGGTCAGGACCGAGGGCTACGTCGAGTCGGTCGAGGCCGATATCTTCTCCAAGGATGAGGAGATCAACGTCAGCATATTGTGTCCGGACGCCTACTGGCATGATGCTGACACGATGGTCAACCAGAACCTCGAGTGGAAGCGGGACATCGGGACCTTCGAGTTCGACTTCATGGATGAGCCCTCCCCTTCGCTCGAATTCGCCAAGGATCGTGGAGTCCTGTCCGCGGTCATCGACTACAAGGGCGAAGTGGAGACCGGATTCACCATGATATTCCGGTTCCGCCCCGGGGCCAAGCTCCCGATCACGGTCACCGAGACGTTCTCCAGGGACACCTTCAAGCTCACCGGAGCATTTCTCGATAAGACGTACTACAAGGTCGACCCGATCGTCGGCGGCGACGTCGTCACCGTCAATTCTCGGGTGGGATCCAAGTACATCATCAGGACCAGGGGCGACCGCAAGGATAAGTTCCTGGCGGCACTGGACCGGAACTCGGACTGGCTCAAGCTGAGGCCCGGCGTGAACGAGTTCCAGATCACCATGAATGATCCGACGCTGACCGACGTCTACTTCTCAACCGACGTTCTCTACCAGGGGGTGTGACATGTATCTTGCTGTACTAGATGAGTCCATGATCATCCAGCATATCTGCGAGGACTACAAGTCCGTCGTCTGGACCGAGCGATTCCACGGATTCGGGGACTTCAAACTTGTGGTGCCCGGAACCATGGAGAACCTGAGGACTTACCAGCTGGACTACTACCTGTACACCAAGGGCACGAACAAGCTCATGATCATCGAGCAGATCGAGCTCAACACGGAGTACGGCAAGGAGTCCCTGCTGACTATCAGCGGACGTAGCCTAGAGTCCATACTGGACCGTCGGGTAATGCATCCTTATCCGATTTGGGATGGAACTCTACTTTGCAAGCAGGAGCGAACCCGAGGTAAGGTCAAGGACGTCATCAAGCACTACAGTAATCTCCTGTTCAAGCAGAGAGATTCTCTGGACACGTCGCATGAGCGTCATGTGAAGGGATTCGGCTGGTACTCAGTCGACGAGCTGCCGGAGGGCATCCGTCGAGGCCGTCCATTATCATCAATGGACATCGGGGATATTCAAGTCAGTAGTAACGGAACGGTCCGCAACATGACGCCTACCGGAACTCATGGCTGGGGCGATTATCCGGACTATGACAAGGATCCCTATAGTATGGAGGGATCCTGGTACAAGATCGTCCAGGAGTTGACGGACCTCACGATGTCCGGTTGGGCGATCGAATACGACGGCGAGGATCCTTATTACTGGTACGGCTACACCTACAACGGCGTCAACCGCACATTCGGCCAGGGGGAGCGGCCATCCGTAGTATTCTCACCGAAGTATGACAACCTCTCCAAGGCCACGTACTTCAGGTCCAAAGTCGGTACACGGACCAAGATCTTCTCCGGAGCGGTTAAGTTTGAAGTTCCAACGGAGTTAACATTCAAAGGTGAATATCTCGGTTCTAGCGCGAATAATGCTATGCAGAACAATTCGGTGACTGTAGGAACGCCCGGGCTTGGTCTGCGTGAAGGATATTTCCAGTCCCCGTCGATCGAGCACACCAACGGCATGATGCACGATTCTCTGGGAACAAAGGGGGTTCTTCCGAACGACCCGAATTCCATCCATCGCCAGATCCACGAGCAGTGCAACACCGAACTGTGGCGCCACATGCCCATCGAGATGTTCTCTGGGGAGGCCGCTCAGCAGTCCATGTACGTCTATAACGAGGACTTTTTCCTGGGCGATTTCGTCCAGATTCAGAACGAGTTCGGGCAACAGGACATCTCTAGGGTGACCGAGTACATCCGTACATCCTCGGACTCGGAGGGGGATGTCTTCTACCCGACGTTCCAGTCCTTGTCCGATATTCAGAAGTCGAAACCGGGGTTGAACATCACATGACAGAGAGATCAGGATTCTTCGTCTCCATCAACGGAGACCGGAAGTACTCCGCGGACGACTTCGGCCGAATGTTCGACGGAGTCATTTCTGACGGCATCTTCCAGAACTGGGGTCGCGGCTACCAGGTCGTCAAGGGCAACGGCCGCCAGATCATCATCCAGTCCGGTCGCGCCTGGCTCAAAGGCCACTGGCTCGAGAATGACGCAGAGCGGTACTACAACCTCAACCCTGGTAGTACTGACGGCGATCGCTACGACGCCATATTCATCCGAGTCGACAACACCAGGGCCGTCCGGGTCGCCAACATCCGGGCCGTTCAGGGGAATCCGAATCAGGGCATCCCCCAGCCGACGCAGACCCAGGACAACTACGAGGTTCTCATCGCCGCCGTCCGCGTTCCCCGGGGCGCCCAGGACGCAACGGCCTTCGAGATCATCGATTGCCGCGGCAAGTCCGGGACCGAGAACGCCCAGTGGGCTCAGAGCGTCATGCAGCCCAAGCAGATCACTCTGAACAACAAGTTCGATTTCCTGAACGCCTTCAACAACGACCCGAATCTGAAGAAGGTCATCACTCGGGGCAACAACCTCGGCAAGACCATCACGGCCGCCCAGAAGATGGCCATCAGGAACGGAACATTCGACGGGATGTGGCTGGGCGACTACTGGCAGTTCAACGACAACACCTGCCGGTGGATCATCGTCGACTTCGATCGATATCTGGATCACCCGAACGGGACGAACCAGCACCGGATCACGATCATGAGCGACCGGAATCTGGGCATCGACAACATCGGCGAGGCCGGTTGGTGCAACAAGGGATGGAATGGCTCCAAGATGCGCCGAGACTACGCCGAGGGCATGGTGCGCTTCGCCTCCGCCCTTCAGGCGTTCGATATCTCGGACTTCAAGACCTTCCCGGTGTTCGAGCCGCACGAGTTCGAGAACACGGATAATTCCTGGGAGCTTACCGAGAAGAGCTGGAGCTGGGAGTACCCCAAGGTCACCATACCGTCGGAATTCGAGATGTTCGGCTCCAACTTCGTTCATGCCAGGGTCAACGGCGGCGAGAACAACGTGGCGCCGATAGCCCGTCAGCTCAGCTATTTCCGTCTGGGCAACCCGATCCCCTTCTCGGGCGAGTCGTTCTGGCTCAGGGATCAGGTCACCAAGAACCGCTTCGCCCTTTATTACGGCGACCAGCGGCATGTCTCATGGGCGGACTGGACCAGCAAGTACGGCGTTCGCCCGCTCATGTCTATCGGAGGCTGAATGCAACCCATGCTGGAGCTCGTGATCACCATTTTCGGCTCGGTCCTCACGAGTAGCGGGATCTGGGCGTATCTCCAGAAGAGATCCGAGCGACATGACGCCAAGACCCAGCTTATGCTCGGTCTGGCCCACAATCAGATCGTGGCCATGGGGACGGCATATCTGTCCCGAGGTTACATCACGATCGATGAGTTCGAGGACTTGCAGAAGTATCTGTACCAGCCCTATCACACCTTCGGCGGCAACGGGACCGCCGAGAAGGTCATGGACGCCGTGAACCGGCTTCCCATCCATTTCCCGGACACCAGAAGGAAGGACAAGCGTTTTGTCTCTGTCGAATCAGACCTACAACACCCTGAAGTGGATTGCCCAGATCCTGCTGCCTGCCCTCGCCACCCTTTATCTGGCGCTGGCGGGCCTGTGGGGGTTCCCTCACACTGAGGCCGTCGTCGGCACCATCACCGCCGTCGACACCTTCCTGGGCGCTCTGCTGGGTCTGGCGTCGAAGAACTACGAGCCCAAGGTGGACGGCGTCCTCCATGTGGACCACAAGAACCAGGAGGTCTACGCCGCCCTTGAGACTCCCGCTGAGGACATGACCAAGAAGGACACCGCCACCCTCAAGGTGTCAGAGGTCGCCTGAGACGCGGATCAGACATGGATCATAATGATACCCCCATTTGAAAGGAACACCATGTCCGACAACAAGCCGAATGCCCGGACCGCCCTGGATGACGCTTACTCCTTCATCGACGGCATGGATCCCGACAGTGAGGCCTACACGCACGCTCTCCGCAACATCAAGGACCTGGAGCAGATTCAGGACGCCAAACGGCGCCGCTTCTGCCCCAGTCCGGATGCTGTGGTGGGCGCTGTGGGGTCATTCGTCGGGATCGTAGCCATCCTGAAGGCCGAGCAGATATTCCCGGTCGCCTCGAAGGCTCTCGGATTCGTCGCCAAGATCCGCATCTGAGAATCAAGACCTAGGACCCCACAAGGGTTCTAGGTTTTTTCGCAAGGTCAACAAGGGCTATAATGAGACCCCAGAACTTCCATGAAAGGAACCATCATGTTCACCACCGTTCTTGGTTGCGCAGCCTTCGCCGTTGCCTTCCCCGTTACTGTCAAAGCCACTTCCAGCGCTATCCTCAACAGCGTCAAGAAGGACCAGGAGCAGAACGCGAAGCTCTGCCGCATGGCACGCGCCAACTGCAAGAACCCTCGTAACGACGTGTGTCCCATCTACGAGCACTGATCTCACACTCCAGAATCCGCAAGGGTTCTGGTTTTTGATCCTGAAAAATTCCCGGGTAAGAAATTCGAAACGCGGATTCCGCAAGTGCTATAATGAGACCCCTCAAGAAAGGAACCGTCATGTCTATCATCTTCACCATCTTCGGAATCATCTCCTTCGTCATGTTCGCCTACGCCGTCTACGCCCAGAGCAAGCAGATCGAGCAGCTCAAGAAGGTCGTCCGCCGCCAGCGGAAGACTGTCGAGAGCCTGTCGACCCCGCTTGCTCAGGACACAACCAGCGCTCGGCAGAACTTCGACGAGGTCTGGAACGAGATCAAGAAGATCCTCGACCCTGACACCGCCAAGAACTGAATCTCACTCCCAGAGCCCTCACGGGTTCTGGGTTTCTCGCAAGATCAGCAGGGCATATAACGAGACCCATATGAAAGGACAGATCATGCTGATCTCCCGCCTCGTCGAGAACCTGATCAAGTCGATCATCTACTGCGTTGGCATCTACGCCATCGTCAAGTGGTGCATCAACAGGAACAAGAACTCGAAGCAGGACTTCACCAACCCCATCCATATTGACACCAGTCTCTGACACTCACTCCTAGAACCTCACAAGGGTTCTAGGTTTTCTCGAGAAAGGAACGCATATGAATGACGCCGACGTCCAGGTTATCTACCGCGACACCGACCGAGAAACCAACACAGTCCGAGTGGCCCTCAAGGTGCCGAAGGGCACGGACCCCGAGATCGCCAAGGCGATATTCCTCGAAGCCGTCAAGAACATGCAGGAGGACTACCGATGAACCTCTCCATCCTCAAGGCCGCCCAGACATTCATCCTGCGAAACTCGCACCATATCCTCACGGGTCTCGCCGTGCTCGGAGTCGGGGCGTCCGTGGCCCTGAGCGTGCGAGCCGACAGGATCATGCACGAGTGGGATATTGATGAGTTCAAGCAGCTCACCAAGGAGCAGCGGATCAAGCTGTATGCTCGCATATACGCTCCTCCGGCTATCGCCGTATTGGCCACTGGAGCCTGCATCGTCGGGGCTCACAGCATTTCGGTCAAGCGGGAGTCGTCCCTGCTCCTCGCCTACGAGGGCACTCGACAGATGTACGATCGCTATCGTTCGACGGTCCAGGAGCGTCTGGGTCCGGAGGAGAAGCAGATCGCTGAGAAGGCGGCCTCCAAGGCTCATCCGGCTCCTCGTGAGACGATCGTCTACGGCGAGGGCGACTGCCTGTTCTACGACGCTTACAGCGGTCGTTATTTCAAGTCGACCGTCAACAAGATCGATCGGGTCGTCAACGAGCTGAACTACACCCTGCTTCGGGAGATGTGCGTCAGTCTCAACGAGTTCTACGCAGGTATCGGTCTTGGGGGCATTTCCCTGGGCGACCAGCTCGGATGGAATGAGCAGAGGCAGATCGAGGTGCATTACGGCTCTCGGGTCACCGAAGAGGGTAGAGCCTGCATCGTCCTTGATTTCGTGATCGAGCCGACCGAGCGGTGGTACAAGCTCTCGTGAGATGAGCATAGCTCATAATGAGACCCCCCTAGAAAGGAACCGCCATGAGTTTCAAAGAGACCACCGGATACAAGGTCGTCAACTTTGTCGCCTCAACAACCGCCAGCATCACCGCCGGTGCTGTAGTCAGCGCTCTTTGCCCTCCAGCCGGAGTGGCATTGACCGTCGTCTACAGCCTCGGCAGTGGTGTCCTCGGCTCATATGTCGGAGACAAGGCCGGACGACAGTACGCCGAGAACTTCGCTGAGACCATCGACTCCATCAAGACACCCTCGAACAAATAGACAGTCCGTGCCCCTCAACAAGGGGCATAGGCTTTCGCGATTTTCGCACATCCTATAATGAGACCCCCATCAACTCGAAAGGATACTCTAATGACTGAGACCACCGTTTCCACCACGACTCCGTCCACCGAGCCCGTTGAGGACGACTCCCCCGTCGTCACCGTCAACTGGAGCAAGCTCGGCCGTATCGCCAAGAAGAGTGCTCGCTACGCCCTGCCCGCCGCAGCCGGCTTCGCAGCTCTCTGCCTGGTGAAGGCCCTTGCCTCCAGCGACGATGACACCGAGGAGACCGCCTCTACGTCTTCGGACGACGTGGTTGACGCTGAGCTCGTCGACGACTCCGACGACTGATACAACCTCGACCCCTAGGACCCCTAACACAGGTCCTGGGTTTCTCATTTTTCGAAAGGAACGAACATGGAGCTTCAGACGGCCGTTGTGGTCACCCTCACCGAGAACGGCAAGACTGTCAAGCGCACGATCAAGAAGAGCGAGCAGTTCGACGAAATGACCTCGTGGGACCACATCGTCAAGACGACGAAGTCGCTCGCCGGCATCACTCTCAACTCGATCGCCTGAGGAGGCATATTCATGATCAAGATGAACGTCAGCGCCGAGACCTTCGACGGGGACATGGTCACCGAGACCCTCTGGTTCCACATGAACAAGGTGGATCTCATCGAACTCCAGCAGTCGGAGCCGGGCGGGTTCACTGACACGCTTCAGGCGTTCATGTCCCGCAAGCCCGAGGACTGGACCATGTCTGACAAGTTCAAGCTGTTCGATTTCTTCCGCACCATGGTCGACAAGGCCTACGGCGAGAGGTCGTCGGACGGCAAGCGATTCCGGAAGTCCCCTGAGATCCTCGCCAACTTCAAGGACAGCATCTTCTACGACGAGTTCGTCCTGAGCCTGCTTGAGGACGAGGAGAAGAGCATCAAGTTCTTCAACGGCGTCATGCCCAAGTCCCTGATCGAGCAGGCGAAGAAGGAGCGCCCCGACGTCTTCAAGACAATCGAGGCCTGACATCCATATCCTGAGGAGGCCCCGGGGAGACTCGGGGCCTCCTATTTCCCCAGAAAGGACGAACATGACGGACAACATCCCGATCCGAGGAGACCTGCCGGCAAACGCTCGCAAGTCCAAGCCCAGGCCTGAGCGCATCGTATCCACGCCCGCCAGGATCGATAAAGGATCGCTCGGACGCCAGGCTCTGAGCGCCTTCTTCGCCGAGGACATCAAGGAGGTGGGGAACTACCTGCTGTGGGATATCGCCCTGCCAAGCATCAAGAACGCCGTCAGCGATATCTTCACCTCGGGTATCGACCGTCTGCTCTTCGGCGGCGATGGCGGTCCTCAGCGCTCCAAGTCCAACAGGACCTACACCTCGTACTCCAACAGGACCTACGGCAGGCGAGAGACGCCGACCGAGCGGGTCTACACGCAGAGGGACCGTCGCGAGCACAATCTCGAGTCCATCATTTTCGCCACTCGTAACGAGGCGGAGGACGTCCTGAACCATCTGATCAGCATCTGCGATCAGTACGACGTGGCGACTGTCGGGGATCTGTACGGCATGGCCGGAATCTCCCAGACGTATACGGACGAGAACTGGGGATGGAGGGACCTGCGAGGAGCCAGGGCCGTCCGAGCCCGCAACGGCTATATTCTTGACCTGCCGAAGCCGGAGGACGTTCGATGAAGGACGAGGATCGGACCACGGCGTACGGTATCGGAGCCATATTGGTGGTGCTCGCGGTCACAGTCGGACTGATCGCCCAGGAGCTCTGGCTCGTGGCGCTCAGTCTCATGATGGTGACTATCTGGGTCGCCGTAGGATTCATTTACGACTTGTGGAAGGATGATGACGAGTGACAGTGGCGCAGATGCGCGCTAAGCTGCGCGCGGCTTATGGAGCCGCCCCTGCATGGGTTACCAAGGTCGATCAGATGAGCGATGGACAGGTCATCGCTGTGTACAACAAGCTGAACGAGAGGAAGTATTTCGCATCATGAGTCTCACCATTGTTACGCGCCTCATCGGGAAGGGCGCTCTCGTAGCCTCGAAGCACGCTCCGGCCATATTGACGGGCCTGGGCATCGCTGGGTTCACCGCCACCACGGTCCTTGCAGCCAAGCAGACGCTCAGTGTCGGCGAGGCCACGTGGGAGGATCTGAACGAGCTGTCGACGGTCAAGGCGGCCGAGGACGAGGAGAAGTTCGAGAAGAAGGATATTCAGATCGCCAAGGCCCGTGCCTGGGCCAAGCTCGCCGGCAGTCTCGTCAAGCACTACGCGCTGCCGCTGAGCATCGGGACGGCCTCCGCCATTTCCCTGATCCTCGCCCACCGCATTTCCGCCAAGAGGATCGCCGGCCTGTCCATGGCCTACGCCGGTCTTGAGGAGTCCTTCCGCAAGTACCAGGACAAGATGAAAGAGAGCCTCGGTGAGGAGACGGTCGAGAAGATCATCGACCACTCCAACGAGAAGGCCCTCGATGAGGCCAAGAAGCAGTACTACGACGAGACGGGGCGCGAGTTCCAGCTCAAGCCCGAGGAGTTCATGAGGGAGCTCGGGGTCTCGCCATATGCTGTCGTATTCGATCAGAACGCGGGAGCCTGGGAGGGCAACGAGGACTACAGCCTCATGATCCTCCACGCACAGGAGAACTACGCCAACGATATTCTGAGGACTCGTGGGTATCTGCTCCTGAACGAGGTCTACAAGGGTCTCGGGCTTCCTCAGACAAGCGCCGGTGCAGTGGTCGGCTGGGTCTACGACAATGAGGACGGCGACGGCATCGTCGAGTTCGGCAACTTCGAGGTCCTGAACTATCGGGATTACGACCCAGTCATCGGACGAGAGGTCACCAAGTTCATCCTCGACTTCAACGTCGACGGCGTGATCTGGGACCAGATCGACAGGCTGGCCATTCGATGAAAGCGCTGTTCTTCATCCTGCTGGGTTATTTCATCGGACGAGTGATCACGAGAAGGGAACGATAATGCATTTGCTGCCGGCGCTCGTCGTCGGTCTCACGGCGGGACTCCTAGCCGTGCAGGACTACAAGGACGAGAAGTTGACCAAAAAGAAGGAGCCCGAGCGGAAGGTCGCATATTCCGTCGAGGTCTTCCAGCCGATCTCGGACGAGGAAGTTGATGAGTACAATGAGATGAAGGAGAAGTACGAGGAGATCATCAACAACGAGTATCTCCGATTCGCCATGGAGGAGGACATTTCCGAGGAGATCGGCGATGAGCCGAAGGAAGAAGAGGAATCCGTCGCCGAGGGCGAATCCATCCGTGAGATCACGGAGGACGAGTACGACGAGGGCTCCTTCAATTTCGATCGGGTCAGCCTGATGTATTTCACGGAGGACCGCATCCTATGCGACGGCGACATGGTCACGATCGACAACGTGGGCGAGTGGCTCGGCAATGTCGACCTCAAGACGCAGTCGGACGAGATCGTCGTCAAGTGGATCCGCAACTTCGATCTCTCCTACGATATTCGCCTCGAGATCATTGAGGACACGTACTCCGGATCCCACTGATGGAACAGGAGTACTTCGACTTCCTGCTCTCGTTCCTCGACGAGAGCGATGGAGAGCTGCCGAGTATATTCGACAGTTATCACCTCCTGTGGAAGCTCCACCATATCGAGTTCCGCTACTCCGCCATGATGGACCGCAATCGGGACATGGATGGCCGTGAGTGGCGGAACCGCTATGGCGGCAAGCTCTCACCGGCATTTCGCAAGAGCCCTGCCAGCGTGTTCGAGGTCCTTCTCGGGCTCGCCGATCGCATAGCCTTCGAACTCGATGACGAGGAGGGTCTCGACCCGTATTTCTGGGAGATGATCGAGAACCTCGGAATCAACTACACGGACTATCAGTTCGACAACAGCGGCAACGCCCTCGATAGGAAGGTCGACAAGACCGTACAAAAGTGGATGAGCCGTCAGTACGATTCCCACGGACGCGGAGGCATATTCCCCCTTGAGTCCGTCCCGGAGTTCTACGAGTCGGATGAGTTCCAGAACCAGAACCGTCTTGAGCTCTGGTACCAGATGCAACTCTATCTGGCGGAGAACTACGGCATATAAGGAGTCTAATGGATTTCTACGAGATCAAGGAGCGAGCCCTCAAATCGGGTACCACCGAGGTACGGCCGGCCTGGCGTGTTCACCGATTCAAGGATCTCATGGTTCGTGGGAAGTCCTTCTATGCCGTGTACAATCCCGAGACGCATTTCTGGAGTACTGACGAGTACGACCTGACGCGCATCGTGGACGCCGACGTCGCCCGCCGATTCCAAGAGGCCTCTGAGCGAATCGACGGGACCGTCTGGGCGCGGTATCTGGGGGACTACGACTCCAAGGCATATACGGACTACAAGGCGTGGATGTCCAAGCTTTCAGACGTTTACCACCCTCTTGACAGCAGGATACTGTTCGCCGACCAGACTCCTAGGAAGGAGGACTACGCAACCAGAACTCTCTCATATTCTCTGAGCGACGACCCGTGCCCCGCCTACGAGGAGCTCATGAGCACCCTCTACGATCCGGACGAGAGGGAGAAGCTCGAGTGGGGCATCGGGTCCGTATTCACGGGGGATTCCGCCTGGATCCAGAAGTTCTTCGTTCTCTACGGGTCTGCCGGATCTGGTAAGTCGACCGTTCTCAACCTCATCTCGAGGCTGCTGGACGATCATATCGGTCAGTTCGACGCGGCGGCCCTGGGACGTCCTAGCGACCAGTTCGCCCTTGAGCCATTCAAGTCGAATCCTAGGGTGGCCATTCAGCACGACGGCAACCTCGCCAGGATCGCTGACAACAGCCGCTTGAACAGTCTCGTATCCCACGAGACGATGGTCATGAACGAGAAGGGAAAGTCCCTCTACACGTTCACGTCCGAGGCGATGCTGTTCGTCGGTACCAACCTGCCGGTCCGCATCACCGACTCGAAGAGCGGACTGACGAGGCGTCTCATCGACGTGGAGCCCTCAGGTCGCAAGCTCGATATTCGTCGATACAAGGAGCTTGTGTCTCGAATCGAGGACGAGCGGGGCGCCATCGTCAAGCACTGTGTGGACCTGTACAAGTCCAAGGGTCCGTCGTACTACGACAGCTACAAGCCGATCGGCATGATGAGCAAGACCAATCCCATCTTCAACTTCCTCGATTTCTATCAGGACGAGTTGGATGACGAGGACGGTATCTCACTCAAGCGCATATATGAAATGTACAAGGAGTACTCCCAGACGTATTCGGACGGGGCTATGTACCCCATGTACAGGTTCAAGGACGAGATTCGGGACTACTTCGAGGAGTTCCACGATCGCATCATGATCGATGGGGTCAGCAGGCGCAAGGTGTACAAGGGGCTACTGAAATCCAAATTTTCCCAGGGGGAGAAAACGGAGAGCCCGATTCAGGACTGGACCGAGATGAAGGAGCAGCCGTCATATCTCGACGAGCTCTACAAGGACCAACCGGCTCAGTACGCCAACGAGAACGGTCTTCCGGCATATCGCTGGGACGACGTCACAACCACTCTCAAGGATCTGGACACCAGGAAGGAGCATTATGTCCTTGTACCCGAGAGAGACATTGTCATCGACATCGACCTCGACAAAGACCGCACTCGATGCCTTGAAGAGGCTCGGAAGTGGATACCCTCATATGCTGAACTCAGCCGATCGGGGGGTGGAGTCCACATCCACTATCAATACCCGGGGGATCCGTCCGAGCTATCCAGGATGGTTGCCCCGGGAGTCGAGTGCAAGGTCTACTCGGGCAAGTCGGCCCTGCGTCGACGTCTCACCGAGTGCACCGACCACCAGGGCCTTACCGAGGTTGAGGTCGGATATCTGCCCGTCAAGGAACAGTCAGTGATCAAGCAGGAGGTCATGCAGAGCGAGAAGTCGATCCGGAAGCTCATCGAGAGAAACCTGAGGAAGGAGATCCACCCCGGGACCAAGCCCAGCATCGACTTCATCAAGAAGATCCTTGACGACGCCTACGAGTCGGGTATGCCGTATGACGTGAGCGATATTCGTCAGAAGGTTCTCACGTTCGCCATGAAGTCGACTCACCAGGCCGACTACTGCATCAAGCTCGTTCAGGAGATGCATTTCTCCTCCGAGCATGATCATGAGGAGGAGTTCGAGGAGCCTACGGACGACGACACTCCGATCATATTCGACGCCGAGGTGTTCCCGAATCTGTTCCTCGTGAACTGGAAGGTCCGGGGAGGCGACAAGATCCAGAGGATGATCAATCCGACGCCGAACGAGATCTCCGATCTTGCGGAGAAGAGGCTCGTCGGATTCAACAACCGCCGGTATGACAACCATATCCTCTACGGTCGGATCCTGGGCTACTCGAATGAGCAGCTCTACCACCTCTCCCGCAAGATCATCTCCAACCTCATCAAGGAGGGATTCCGAGAGGCGTACAACCTGTCCTACACCGATATCTACGACTTCGCCGCCAAGAAGCAGTCCCTCAAGAAGTGGGAGATCGAGCTGGGCATCCATCACAAGGAGCTCGGTCTTCCCTGGGACGAGCCGGTGCCGGAGGAGCAGTGGGAGGAGGTCGCTACATATTGCGACAACGACGTCATCGCCACTGAGAAGGTGTGGGACCATCTGGAGGCGGACTGGGAGGCCCGTCAGATCCTCGCCGCGATCGCAGGGCTTCCTGTCAACTCCAGCACCAACAAGCTGACCACTCAGATCATATTCCAGGGTCAGCGGGACACTCAGAAGTACTTGCAATACACGGATCTGTCGGAGATGTTCCCCGGCTACAAGTACGAGTACGGCAAGTCGACATATCGTGGCGAGGAGGTCGGCGAGGGCGGCTACGTCTACGCCGAACCGGGCTACCACGAGAACGTGGCACTGCTGGATATTGCGTCGATGCATCCGACTTCGATCGAGAATCTCCAGCTGTTCGGGCCGTACACCAAGCGGTACAGCGAGCTCAAGAGGGCTCGTATTCTCATCAAGCACAAGGAGCTTGATGAGGCGAGGAAGATCCTGAACGGCGCGCTGGCTCCATATCTTGATGGCGAGTCGAATCTCGATGCACTGGCCTATGCACTGAAGATCGCTCTGAATTCGACGTACGGACTCACGGCCGCCAAATTCGACAACCCGCTCAGGGATCCCAGGAACATGGACAACATCGTCGCCAAGCGCGGCGCACTCTTCATGGTCGACCTGAAGCATTTCGTGCAGGAGAAAGGATACATCGTTGCCCACATCAAGACAGACTCGATCAAGATACCGAACGCCGACGATCGCATCATATCGGACGTCTTCGAGTTCGGAAGGAAGTACGGCTACGTATTCGAGCATGAGGCGACCTACGATCGTATGCTGCTGGTCAACGACGCCGTGTACATCGCCCACGACCGGGATGGATGGCACGCAACCGGCAAGCAGTTCCAGGAGCCGATCGTATTCAAGACCCTCTTCTCCGGAGATCCTCTTGATCTCGAGGATGTCGCCCAGACACGATCGGTTACTACTCGCATGTTCCTCGAGTTCGGGGAGGATGACCGGAAGTTCGTCGGCCGTGTCGGGAGCTTCCTTCCTGTTGTCCCAGGTACTCCCGGAGGAGGTCGACTGGTACGAGAGAATCACAGAACTGACAAGGAGGGCAATGAGCTCATTTCCTACGGCGATGTCGGCGGTTGCAAGGGTTATCTCTGGATGGACTACGAGGACGTCCAGGGAGACTGGCGCGACGTGTACGACGATCGATACGGCCGCGAGCTCGTCGATGCTGCCATGGACCAGATCAGGAAGTGGACGGACGTCGACGCCTTCCTGACAGTATGAATCGCGAGACGGGCAGGGCATATAATGAGACCCCATCAGAAAGGAACTGACCATGTCCTGCCCCTCCGTCGCCCAGCAGTACATCCTCACTCACCTCGCCGAGATGGGTGTTGGCCTCGCCGTTGCCACGTTCGCTTACTACGCGACACGTGACTTCTGCGTCCAGCACCGTCCCGACGCCACGAACGAGGACATGCTCGCCATGGCCAAGAACATCAGTGACACATTCACCACCAACTGAATACCTCGCCCCTAGAACCCAACCCGGGTTCTAGGTTTCTCGAAAGGAACGAACAATGACCGAGTCAGTCTACGACGGCGCCCAGACCGCTGCCGATATCCTCTACGGCTACCGCAGCTACCTGAGGGCCGAGATGGTCAACCTCACGAACGAGGAGATCGAGGACCTTATCAAGAAGCTCAAGAAGTGCGCCGACAACAGCCACGGCCCCAGAAGGCATGAAGAGGTCAAAGGCCTCATCGATATCTGCCGCACCGAGCTCGACGAGCGGGATCTCGTCCACTGCCTCGTGCAGGCGGGCCTCATCGTCGGGATCACCAACGTCGACGTCCCGAAGGAGGACTGAGATGATCTGCAAGAAGGACGTCGAGAACGGCAAGGCCTTCTGGGTGGCCGCCATTGCCTCTCGAGTTATCCTGCCGAATGGCGAGGAGGCCGAGCGGAAGGCATATGAGCCGAACGGCTGGTATCTCCTCAGTACGGATGATGAGTACTGGCTCTACTTCGTCGAGGACATCCATCACGTCAGTTACAACATGGGTTCTCGAATGGTCGCATATCCCGTGAAGGAGCCCTACGCGATCTACGACAAGTCGAAGTACGAGTACGAGCTCAAGGACAACAGCATCGTCATCAGCGAGAAGAAGACTCTCGTGCAGTCATTTCTCCAGGTTACTTGTCGGGGAAGGGCCAGCGTCGAGGAGGTCCTCAACGGCCTGGAGAAGATTCTCGAGAGCTTCGCCGATGAGAAACTCACCTCCCTCCAGTACGAGCTCGACATGTTCCGTGAGGACTTCGACGATTTCCTCACTCCCGAGCAGGTCGAGTGGTTCGATAGACTGTACGATATCGTCGCATCTGAGCTCGACGCCCGCTGGCTTCTGAAGAAGCTCGAGGAGCGCCATATCGTCAGGATCGAGAGGGGGTGATGAACTACACTCTCTACTCGCCGCCACATATCGTCGACCAGGTACTCACTCAAGTCTACAACCCAATAGAGAGGAACGAACCGTGCCATCGAACACCTATACCATCAAGAACGCCAAGCTCCTATTCCGCAATTTCGCGGGAGTCCAGGACCGCTTCGGCAACTCCGCCCGCACCTTCTGCGTCATCATCCCGGACGATGCCGTCGAGGACTTCCAGCGCGAGGGATTCAACATCAAGACCCTGAAGCCCCGTGACGAGACGGAGGAGCCCCTGCCCTTCATCAAGGTCAAGGTCAACTTCGGAGGCCGTCCGCCCAAGCTCGTGTCCATCCTGGGCAAGACTCGTACCCTGCTGAACGAGCAGACGGTCGGTGCTCTTGACTTCGCCGACCTCGAGCGGGTCGATATCGCCATCCGTCCCTACCACGGTCGGACTCGAGCAGGCGTGGAGTTCTGCTCGGCATATCTGGACAAGGGCTTCTTCACCATCGTGGAGGATGAGCTCGAGGCTATGTACGCCGAGGAAGAGGATGACGAGGAGGTGCCGTTCTGATGTCACTCGAGGTCAAGCTCTTCATTCCACGCCGTGTTGTCTGCGAGGCGGCCAAGATCACCGAGGAGAATCTCCAGAAGATCAGCAACTGGACATCCGGAGACCGAGAGGTTCAGAGGAGCATCTACGAGGGCACCATCGGCAAGTGGGTCGTCCGCCGGGGTGACAGCAAATTCGAGCTCATGAGCGAGGGAGAGCTCTGGGGGCTCTACGAGCCGATTCTGCGCTGACAACCATATCCGCGGAGGGCCCTGGGGAGACCTGGGGCCCTCCTATATCTTACGAAAGGGACGAATGATGCTCAAGAGACTCTACCTCCGTCTGTCCGGGGAGCGCACTTACATATTCGACATCAACGAGACGGTCCACACCGAGAAGGGTGACGAGGAGACCTGGCTGGTCCGCGTCGAGCCCAATGACCTCGGCGTCTGCGAGGTCGTCATGAAGTCCACGGACTGCATATTCGACGTCATCGAGAACGAGACCCTGGTCGCCCAGAGGATCCAGCCGAAGGAGTGGAACGTCCTCGTTCACGCCTGGCCCAGCAACGGTCACTGGGAGCTCAAGGGCTCGGTCGACTGGCAGGACAACGGGGATCTCCTCGTGGACAACGGGTATGGATCCCAGTCATATCTGCCGGCCCGCATGTGCGACTTCGACGTCGACGAGGAGAACCGAACAATCACGGTTCGTCAGAAGGACTGAGGTCCTGTTTTTCAGTATTGTACTTGTGAGAAGGAGCGAACGATGACATTCACACTCATCCTCGAGGACGGCCGTGAGATCAAGAGGAAGATCAAGGCATTCGGCTACGAGGGCGATATCACCGACCAGGACCCCAACGCGGCGATGGTCGTCACGGAGCTGGACAACAACCTGACATATCTGCCGCTGTTCATGTTCGTCTGCGAGAAGTGGACGGACGACGAGATCGTTGTGAGGGTTGACCGGGCATGAGAGCGTTCACCGTCGAGAGGCTCGAGACGAGCTGGATCATTCGCAAGGACCACGACATCATCGGCGTGGCGAGCAGCTTCGGAGAGCTCGTCGATATTCTGGAGGATCTGAAGTGAGCAAGGCCGTACCATCCACCAAGTCCTACAGGTACTTCCGTGAAGGCCGCATCTGGTCCAAGCGGAAGAAGAAGTACGTCCCGATCGACGAGTCCCGCTTCGGGGAGCCCTGCATCCATTTCTTCGTCGACCGCAGGATCCAGATGCGTCTGTTGGACGAGCTCATCTGGGAGCACTTCAATCACATGGAGATCCCATATCAGCACGAGCTGCGCCATATCGACGGGGACGACTGGAACTGCGCCCTGGACAATCTCGAGCTGGTCGACTTGAGGGAGGAGTTCGTCCCGATCGAGAGATGGCCCGTTTTCGGCGTCAGCAGGAACGCGGAGGTCATCAATTTCACCACCAACCACAGGATCGCCACCCGATTCCGCGAGGATCGCGATCAGATGGTCGTCTCGTTCCGAGCAGAGGGTCAGACTCGAACCATGCCGCTCAACACGGTCGTCTGGGAGTCGTTCAACGGGGCAGTCCCGGATGGCCACCATATCGGCTACAAGGATGAGGACAAGGAGAACTGCTCTCTGGACAATCTCGAGCTGAGGAAGAATGTGAAGAAGCCGGTAAAACCTCGTAGGAGTAGGTGGGACCCGGACGAGAACGGGTTCATGCCCATCGACTACTACATTCACATGGTCGACGGAGTGAAAGGAGCGGCAGAGAGTGGTATTCCACAGCATTGCCGAGTCGTCCTGTGAGACATTTCGGGACTCGGTCGTCGACGACATCGAGGTGAGCGACCTCGGGAGGGTTCGTCGCATCTCGACTGGGCAGATCCTGGCCTCATATCGTCGTCCGAACGGGTACGTTCAGATCACGATCTGGGACCGTGGGATCAGACGGACGAAGTACGTACAGAAGATGGTCTGGGAGGCCTTCAACGGCCCTCTGGAGCCCTTGCAGAGGGTTGCGCATATGAATGGCGACCGGACCGACAACAGACTCTCGAATCTCTTCCTGGAGTCCCACAGCGACTCGATGAAGAGGGTATGGGACGCCAAGAGGCGCCAGTGGGAGCATATCTACCAAGGAGTTCTGTGGTGAGCGAGTACAGGAGCCCGCACAACGACGGGCACGATCCGTATATCCTGATCTGGGAGTACGGGAGCGAGGTACAGCAGGCGGAGTTCACCGAGCGGTGGGCCGAGTACGAACCGGATACGGGGTGGACCGTGTGGCATTTCCGTCTTGATGATGGACGCATCATGACATTCCGGGCTCTCGAGTGGGAGCAGCGTGATGACGTCAATCACCTGACGACCATTTATTTCACGCCGAAGCAGAAGAAGAGCTGACATGGGCGCTATCACGACCATGATGATCGACTACGGAGACTACGTATACAAGTACACTCCCCAGGGATACACCATTGAAGTGAAGGGGGAGCGTTTGCTTGCAGGGGGTCCTCGAGTCAACACGTATGGTATGGAGGATTTCCGTCTGGATCTTCGGCACTGGGAGATCGACAAGAAGGATGTCTCCGAGAATGGAGAGTGGCAGACGTTCTATTTCCGCAAACGGCAACGCGAGGACATTGTCGTTGTCAAGGATCGTTCGGTCGAGAAAATAGAGGTCTATAGTGCATACGGATACGAAAAAGTCGACGGCAAGTACTATATCTTCTCGGACAGCGTTGGAACCGAGGTTCTTGACGGGTCCGACTGGGCGGTCCGGAGGGTCGCGATCTCATATCCGAGCTACGAAAAGCAAGCCATCGTCTTCACCAGGAAGGTGGACTGATGGATGAGAAACAGGAGACCGAGGAGCAAATCGAATACCTGCTTCCGTATCTGCAAGATCTCGTGCAGCATGAGAATGAGCGCAAGATCGAGTGGGTCGAGTCGCCGTTGCATATTCGATTCGGAAGGTAGGAGTCATGATTCCGTCTGATCCCATTATTCTGACCATCCATCGAGGAGAGGAGCACATCTTCGAGGCTGAGGGTCACTACGACATCTGGGTGCACCATAAGGAGGACTGCCCCGCGATATCCATCAGGAGCTGCGTCACCGGTGAGATCGTGTTCGATGGTCTCGGGTACGAATGGATCAAGGTCTCGAATCCATTCGTCGATATTCAGACTCGGAGTAGTTGAGCCTTGGGCCCGGTTGATCTGTGGCCTCACCAGGTCGAAGCTGTGAAGAACCTGGGAAATGGTTGTATATTGACTGGGAAGCCGGGCTCGGGGAAGTCGGTTGTCGCCCTCCAGTACTACGTCGAGAGAGTGCTGGGGGTGCGGCATCCGGCCGATCTGGGGCGCAGGCTCGCCGAGGGGCCCCGTCTGGTCATAATCACCACCGCTAGGAAGAGGGACGACCTTGACTGGCAGGGGGATGTGGCCATGTACGGGCTCACGCACTACACAACGGTTGATTCCTGGAATAACATCAGCAACTACAGCAACATCCGTGACTCCTTCATCATATTTGACGAGCAGAGAGCCATCGGGAACGGCAAGTGGGCGAAGACATTCGTCAAGATGGCTCGGAACAACGAGTGGATCATGCTGTCGGGCACTCCCGGGGATAATTGGCTGGACTACTGCCCGGTATTCGTGGCCAACGGCTTCTTCAAGAACCGCACCCAGTTCGAGAGGGAGCACTGCCAGTTCAACTATCGCGCCGGCTATCCTCGTCTGGAGCGATATCTTGGGCAGGGGAAGCTGTTGCGGCTGCGGAACAGGATTCTCGTGGATATGCCATTCGTCAAGAAGACGATCAAGAAGCGGACGGACGTCCCGGTACCCTACGAGGAGAAGCCATATCGTACGATCCAGAAGTACCGCTTCGATCCGTACAAGGAGGAGCCCATCAAGAATGCTGGAGGCCTCTGTCATGTCTTGAGAAGAGTGACGAATGAGGATCCTGTGAGACTTGAGGCGGTGAGGGGGTTGTGCGAGGTCCATCCTCGGGTCATAGTCTTCTACAACTTCGACTACGAGCTCTTCATGCTGCGGTCGTTGGGGGATATTCTTGGAGTACCGATAGCCGAGTACAACGGCCATAAGCACGATCCCTTGCCGGAGGGTCCTCGTTGGGTGTATCTAGTGCAGTACACCGCAGGGGCCGAGGCGTGGAACTGCACCACCTGCGACACCATGATATTCTTCTCCCAGAACTACTCGTGGAAGGTCATGGAGCAGTGCGAGGGGCGAATCGACAGGCTGAACACTCCTTATTCAGTCCTGAACTACTACTACCTGAAGAGCCAGTCGCCCATCGATCAGGCCATTTCGAGGGCGATTCGGGTCAAGGAGATCTTCAATGAGAGGGGCTTCTACGACTCTTTGAGCTGATTGTTGTACCGCCCGTTGTACCACTCGGTATGACGGGTGGGCAACGATTCTGTTGTTTGTGTGACTAGAGTGACGCATGCGTTTGCCAGTTTTTTTGCCAGTTTTGAAACGGATCTGGCAAGTGGCCGAAATCTATTGTACTTGCGAGGCCCGATTTTGCCAGTTTTGGGGCGATTTGCCAGTTTTGAAACGGGGGTGGCAAGCAAACTGGCAAGGACTTTTCGTTGGAATTGCAACGTTTTACCCCTCATTTTGCCAATTTGCCAGTTTTGTTCTAGTTATTTGGAGATGAGCAAATTTTCTCAATATATAGCGAATATAAGAGATTTGCTGTCAAGTTGGCAAGTGGGTCTTGTACTTGTGGATCTAGTCTACTTGTGGCATGGGTAGGGGGTCCAACGAGACTACTGGCGGACGGTACCCATATCTCAAGACCGCAGGGTCCGGGATCAGTGCATGTACAATAGACCGCGTCGCGAACATCGATCATAATGAAGGAGATGGGACCTCCATATTTTGGATCCTCTTTTTCGCCATAGCCTCCACGGCTGATCATAATTACGCTACCAGCAAGTTCACTCAATCACTACATAGTTGACGAGCACCGACCTTGCGCCATGATCAGCCGTGGGTATAATTCTTGACTCGAGGATAGACCCCATGCTCGAACGAGACTACCAGCGTGGCCTCATATCCAGGATCGAGGATCGCCTGCCCGGCTGCCTCATCCTCAAGAACGATCCGAACCATAATCAGGGCATACCCGACCTGATCATCATATTCGGATCCAAGTGGGCCGCACTCGAGGTCAAGCGGAGCAAGGACGCTCCGCACCGACCCAACCAGGACCATTTCGTCGACAAGCTCGGCCAGTGGTCCTTCGCTTCATTCATATACCCGGAGAACGAGAAAGGGACGCTTGATGCTCTGGAACACGCACTCGAGGCTGGAGGGCCTCCACGCATTTCTGAGCGCCAGCAAGCACAGCTGGGTGAACTACGACGACGCCAAGTTGGGCGAGGCATTTCGGACGGCTCAGGCGGCTGCGATGGGGACCAGGCTCCACGCCCTGGCCGCCGAGCATATTCGCCTGAAGCTGCGGATGCCGAGGAACAAGGCCACCTTCAACGCCTACGTGAACGACGCCATTGGCTACGGTCTTGACCCCGAGGTCGTGCTATATCACAGCGAGAACGCATTCGGGACCGCCGACGCCATCGGCTTCGACGAGAAGAAGCGCCTTCTGCGCATCCATGACCTCAAGACCGGTGTGACTCGTGTCAACATGGTCCAGCTCCATATCTACGCAGCCCTGTTCTGCCTGGAGTACGAGAAGCTGCCCGGCGAGATCGACTTCGAGACTCGCATCTACCAGAATGACGATATTCTGGTAGACAAGCCGCAGCCCGATGACATCGCTCATATCATGGACAAGATCACATGGTTCGACAAGCTCATCGAGGAGATCAAGTCTGAGGACGCCTGAGATGGTCATATTCGGATTCCGAGGAGGTGAGGCCCATGACTCGTGATGAGCTGATGCACTACGGCACCAAGCGCCATTCGGGTCGTTACTTACCCATGGGGCTCTGGTAAGGATCCATATCAGTCGGCCCAGAGCTTCCTCGCCGAGAGGGACAAGCTCAAGGCCCAGGGCATGTCCGAGGTCGATATCGCCAAGGCCTGGGGCATGAGTACTACCGAATACCGTGCTCTGAACAGCATCGCCCGTGCGGAGAAGAAGGCGGGCGATATTTCTCGAGCATCCAGGATGAAGGACGCCGGTCTGCCCAATACGGAGATCGGTCGGCGTATGGGACTCAACGAGTCCAGCGTCCGCGAGCTTCTCAAGCCCAACGCGTCATTCCGCAAGGATGAGATCACCCGAGTCAAGGATATTCTGGCCGATGAGGTGAAGCAGAAGAAGTTCATCGAGTACGGTCTCGGCGTCGAGCAGAACCTCCAGTGCTCGTCGACATCCTTGAAGACCGCCGTTGAGGCTCTCAAGGCTCAGGGATATACCACCCACGACGTCAAGGTCAAGCAGGCCAACAGCGATAACTACACCATCCTCAAGGTTCTGGCCCCTCCCGGGACCAAAGCCGCGGATATTCATGCCCACAGGGAGAAGATCCGCACTCCTGGTGTCGTCATCGATGAGAAGGGCATATTGTCCACCGGTCTCAAGACTCCTCGAGCCATATCCTCGAAGAGAGTCAGCGTCAAGTACGCCGAGGACGGCGGAACCGACATGGACGGCGTTATTCTGATGCGCCGTGGAGTCAAGGAGCTCAGCCTCGGCGGCTCCAACTACGCCCAGGTGCGCATTTCCGTTGACGGAACGCACTATCTCAAGGGCATGGCCATGTACTCGGATGATATTCCGAAGGGCAAGGACATCGTCTTCAACACCAACAAGAAGAAGGGCACACCCATGATGGGCGGCAAGGATCACACGGTCCTCAAGCCCATGAAGGATGAGCCCGATAATCCGTTCGGTGCTGTCGTCAAGCAGAGGATGTTCAAGAACCCCAAGACCGGCAAGAAGGAACTGAGCGCTCTCAATATCGTGAACGAGGAGGGCAAGTGGGATTCCTGGTCCCAGTCCCTGGCCTCACAGTTCTTATCCAAGCAGTCACCCAAATTGGCCAAGCAGCAGCTCCAGCTCACCAGGGATGGTAAGCGCAAGGAGTTGCAGGAGATCATGTCGCTCACGAATCCTGTTATTCGCAAGCGCATGCTCATGTCATTGGCCGATGACTGCGACTCGGCTGCGGTTCATCTGAAGGCGAAGGCTCTACCCGGCCAGGCTTCTCAGGTCATATTGCCGATGCCCCATCTCAAGAAGGGCGAGGTGTATGCTCCTAACTACCCTGATGGTAGCGTTGTTAGTCTCGTGCGTTATCCTCATGGCGGGACTTTCGAGATCCCTACGCTCACTGTTAACAACCGAGGCAAGAAGTCGAGACATATTCTTGGCAATGCTCGGGATGCTATTGGGATCCATCCTCATGTCGCTGAGCGCCTTAGCGGTGCTGATTTTGATGGCGACTCCGTCCTGGTAATTCCCAACAAGGGGAAGACCAAGATCCGATCAACCGCCCCACTCAAGGGACTCAAGGGCTTCGAGCCCAAGAGGACATACCCCGGGTACAAGGGAATGAAGCGGATGTCGGATACTCAGACCCAGATGGGCAAGGTGTCCAATCTTATTACGGACATGACCCTGAAGGGCGCCAGTGCCGATGAGCTGGCCCGGGCCGTCCGCCACTCTATGGTGGTCATCGATGCCGAGAAGCATAATCTCAACTACAAGCAGTCCGAGATTGACAATGGCATCGCCGCCCTCAAGCGGAAGTACCAGGGTGGCGCTGATAAAGGTGCGGCTACTCTTATTTCCAGGTCCAAGGGTGTCAAGTACGTCCCCCATCGCAAGCCCCGTAGTGCAGCGAAGGGTGGGCCATATGATCCCAAGACTGGGAAGAAGGTCTACGAGGAGACCGGCGAGTCCTATATCAACAAGCAGGGCAAGCTGGTCAAGAAGCAGACCAAGTCCACCAGGATGGCCGAGACATCTGATGCCAGGCGGCTATCTTCTGGTACCCTGATGGAGGGTATTTACGCACAGCACGCCAATGAGTTGAAGGCCATGGCCAACGATTGCAGGAAGCGTGCATTGGCTACCCCGTCCATCAAGAGAAACCCCCGTGCCGCCAAAGCATACGCCCCCGAGGTTTCATCCCTCCGGGCCAAATTGAACAGGGCCCTCAAGGAGAAGCCCCTCGAGCGGCAGGCACAGCTTGTGGCACAAGGAGTTGTGCAGAAGAAACTTGATTCGAATCCAAATCTGAGCAAGAAAGAGCGCGCCAAACTGGAGGCTATGGCCATCAAGACGGCTCGTGAGAGGCTTGGTTATAATCGAGCTGGAACACGGATCGTCCCCACACCTCGTGAGTGGGAGGCCATCCAGAAGGGTGCTATTTCGAACTCGATGATGGAGCAGATCATGGCCAACTCCGATCTGGACACCATCAAGAGCCTTGCTCTTCCCAAGCAGAAGCTTGCTCTTGCTCCTCATCAGCGCTCTCGCATCGATTCGTTGCGCTCTAACGGCGCTACTACAGCAGAGATCGCTGACTCACTGGGCATCTCAGTAGCTAGAGTCAAGGAGTACTTGCATGGCTAGGAGAAAGCTCTCAGAACACCACTCACAGACCTCTAATGGAGGTGTATAGGCCATGCTACGCCTAGCACTGACTACTGAGGACAATCCTTACGATCCTTTCGATGAGTTCGACGAATGGTTTGCATTTGATGTGAGTCAAGGCTACCACACCTGTGCCTACCTAGCACGGGTCACTACCACTAGCACTGAGCTCTCGGAAGCAGATCAACTCGAAGCGACGAATGAAGCGATTCAAGAGATCATGAAGTACAACTTGACTGGAAACTATCAAGTTGTCGAACGCGAAGTTTCGTGATCTTTCGTCCATTTCGTCCATTCTGAACTTCGAAAGAGGGGGGATAGGGTCCGCAAAAAGGCCCACCCCCCGTCATCGGCCCGCACCTGGCATTTTCCCCGGAGGTAGGTTTGGGCACACCGAGTCCGGGTTTCGGATAAGACAGGACGACCTGTGTCGTTGGGGTCTTCTTGCGTTCGTTCCTTTCTACCCAACGAGGGGTACGCAAGTCGTCCTGTCCTACCTGAAACCCCGGTTCATATCCAGTAAAGGAACCCGGAACAGGAGAGAACTCCGTGGCAAGGGCCAAGAAGTCACCCAGAGGACGGGCCGCCACTCCGGAGCAGCAGGAGAATCGACTCATGTCGCTCGCCGTCCAGCGAGCCGAGGAGATGCTACTGGACGGCACGGCTCCTCCTTCCATCATCACGCACTACCTCAAGCTCGCCACGAGCCGAGAGCGGTTGGAGCAGGAGCGAATCAAGGCCGAGAACGACATGCTCAAGGCCAAAGCCGATGCTCTGGCGGCCTCAGCACGAGGGGAGGAGGCCTACAAGGAGGTTCTCGAGGCATTCAAGTCCTACGCCGGAGGAGGTGTGGGTCTTGAGTCGGATTCGGACCTACCATGAACTCTCTCGCATCGATTCCTTCGAGGAACGGTACGAGTACCTACGTCTCAATCAGGATCCAGGGGATCAGACCTTCGGTTTCGAACGGTATCTGAACCAATCCTTCTACCATTCGACCGAATGGCGTCAAGCAAGACAGAAGGTAATCCTCAGAGACGACGCATGCGACCTCGGGGTCCCGGGTCACGACATCTACGGTAAGATTCTCGTTCATCATATGAACCCGATTCGGCCCGAGGACCTCGAGGGAGAGTTCAATCCGGACATCCTCGACCCCGAATACCTAGTCTGCGTGCGACACGACACACATAACGCGATTCACTTCGGCGACGCGAGCCTGTTACCCAAGCCTCTAGTCGAGAGAACGCCGAACGACACGATACCCTGGAGGTGACCGTGGCTGATTCGATATTGAACGACATCAAGAAGGCTCTCGGCATCACTGAGGACTATACGGCTTTCGATCAGGAGATTATTCTCCACACAAACACGGCGCTCATGTTCGCAGAGGAGATCGGTCTCCCCTCGTTCAAGATCACCGGAAAGACAGAGACCTGGGATCAGTACCTCACTGGTGTCACGAAGAACGTTGAGGCCGTTAAGACATACCTGTATCTGCAAGTGCGGCTCGTATTCGACCCACCCGCGAACTCTTTCGTCGTAACGGCGATCGAGAAGCAGCTTCAGGAGTACGCCTGGCGTATCAACCTGCAGAAGGAGACTCCATGAGTGACCAACTCATGCACTACGGGGTCAAGGGGATGCGTAAGGGCGCTCGGAAGAGCCGAGAGCAGCGGAATGCCGAGCGCCGCGCCAAGTACGAGGCCAAACTCAAGGCTAAGTATGGTGATCACGACATCGCTACGATTGAGGCCCACATCAAGAAGCGCAAGGCGCAGACACAGGCCTGGCGTAACTTTCGTCTCGGCAACCAGCGCAATCGTCAGCTCACGGCTACCGAGCGTCGAGAGAAGTATTACAACGAACTCGACACCGGCCAACTAGGTAAGACCTACGCAACTGATGCAACTCTCGCTGAAGCCGCTCGTAGGTACTACAAGAAGGGGCATAACAAGCGAATGGGTCACTCGGAGCTGATGCATTACGGCGTTAAAGGCATGAAGTGGGGCGTTCGCCGCCGTGCTCGTCGTGACGCCAAGGAATTCACCCAGGCCAAGATGTACTACGGCGAGGGTGCCGGCAATCGGCGGAAGCTGATCAAGGCCGCCGTCAAGGCTCGCTCGAAGGATCCGTTCTACAAGAGCGAATTCGACAAGGCGGTCGCCAATACTGACATGTCTAAGCGGGCTTCCCAGGCTCGAAGGCAGCGCGGCCGGAAGAATGCGCGCAACTCCGCCAGCAAGACCGTTCGCGGCGTTGGCAACATCGCTACAGGGAACGTCGGGCGGGCCGGAGGCGCACTGGCCCTCGGTTATTTGGGCTATCAAGGCGCCAAGGCTGCCGGGATCGCCCCAACCGAGAAAGAGTTACTCACCAAAGCCGTCAAGGGGGCGAGGAAGATCAAGCGCGTCGTACAGCACGACGATGTTCTCGCTCACTACGGAGTCAGGGGTATGCGCTGGGGAATCCGCAAGTCTCGCATCAAGGGCGTGAAGAAGTGGACTTCCGCTAAGCAGGCCAAAATAGACGGCATGTCTGATGATCAGCTCAGGCGGGTCAACAACCGCATACGACTGGAGAAGGAGTACCGTCAGCTGACCCAAACCCGGATGGAGCGCTACCGATCCAGGGCGGGGAAAACGGTCGAGGAGGCAGCATTCAACACCCTGCAGAACGCGATTCAGAACGGGCTAAAGAAGGCTGCCGGACGGGGCGGATCTGCCGCCATCAAGGGCGCCAAACGGTTCAAGAAATAGGACTATGACATGACAGACAACCTGTTCTTCATCGACGAGGACGAGGTCCTCGCACACCACGGCGTCAAAGGCATGAAGTGGGGCGTCCGCAAGCAGCGAGCGGCTTCCGGAGGCGCTGGTTCAACCAAGAAGCGTAAGGGGCTCTCTCGCAAGCAGAAGGCCGCTATCGCTGGCGTTCTCGGCACTGCGGCAGCCGCTGGTGCTGGCTACTACCTGCACAAGTCGGGCAAGGGCAAGAAGATAGCCGCTCTGGCTAAGAAGGCTGGCGCTTCCGCTAAGAGCGCTGCTCAGGGCAAGGGGCGCAATCTCGGAGCCCAGGCTCGTGTCAAGAAGGCCCAGGCCAAGCGGTTCGCTAAGGCCCAGTCGGCCAACGCTAAGAGTGCGGCTGAGAAGTTGAAGACCACCAAGGCGGGCAAGTATGCTGAGGGCGCACGTCTCGGCGCCAATGCTGCCGCATTTAAGGTGGGTAACGCGGCCCGAGGAGCCGGCTACAAGGCCAAGAATCAGGCTTGGAAGGCCGGTAACAAGGCGCGCAAAGCCGCCGAGGGTGGAGCTAGCGGCGTGAAGTCCGCAGCCGGTATGGCGGCACGTTCGGCCAAGTCCAAGCTCGGCAAGAAGACCCCAGGCAAGGCCCTTTCGACTCACGTTACCCAGCCGGGTAAGGGCGTTGGATACCGGAAGCTCGCTACTAGCGGGACAAAGGTTGTTCGCAACGGTGACGCCGTCAAGAAACTGGCAAAGGTTGCTGCTGCCGGAGTTGGTGTTCAAGCGGGTGTGAACGTGGCCGGTGCGGCTGGAGCCCGGGCGATCAACAAGAAGCTCAATGGAGGCAAGAAGGGCGGCAGCTCTAGGAAGCGCCGCCGCTGACCATGCTCTCCAATACCGCTACCCCGCGATATTACGCTGAGTTTAGAGATGATGTCCTCGCAGGTCGGATTCCGATCTGCAAGGAGATCGAGATGGAGATGAACAGGATCGATGATCGGATTCGCAATCCCGGTTTTTATTACGATAGCGACGCTGTGGAGGGGTTCGTCCGTTTCGCGGAAGCGGAGATGACTCTGACTGACGGATCCGATCTTCGGCTCCTGCCGAGCTTCAAGCTCTGGGCCGAACAGATCTTCGGATGGTGGTTCTTCACCGAGCGATCGGTCTACGTCCCGAACAAGACGGAGGCTGGCGGCCATTTCGAGAAGCGCCGGGTGAAGCAACGGCTCATCAACAAGCAGTACATCATCGTCGCTCGAGGCGGAGCGAAGTCTCTGTATGAAACTCTCCTTCAAGCCTACTTCCTCACAATCGACACGTCGACCACCCACCAGGTGACGACCGCGCCGACGATGAAGCAGGCCGAGGAGGTCATGCAGCCCTTCCGCACCGCCATCACAAGGGCCAAGGGACCCCTGTTCGATTTCATGACGCAGGGGTCTCTCCAGAACACGACCGGTAACCGAGCGCTAAGGCAGAAGCTCGTCCCCACCAAGAAGGGGATCGAGAACTTCATGACCAACAGCCTGCTCGAGGTTCGACCCATGTCGATCGACAAGCTCCAGGGACTTCGCACCAAGATGAACACGGTGGACGAGTGGCTCTCGGGCGATATTCGTGAAGACGTGGTCGGCGCCATCGAGCAGGGAGCGTCCAAGGTCGACGACTGGCTTATCCTGGCAGTGTCCTCTGAGGGTACCGTCAGGAACTCGGCTGGCGACAACATGAAGATGGAGCTCCTCAACATTCTTCGAGGGGAGTATTCGGATCCTCACACATCCATCTTCTACTACAGGCTCGATGACCTCAAGGAGGTCGGGGACCCGTCGACCTGGTTGAAGGCCCAGCCAAATCTCGGGGCCACCGTCTCCTACGAGACATATCAGCGAGACGTCGAACGAGCAGAGCATGTGCCTGCGGCTAGGAACGATATCCTGGCCAAGAGGTTCGGCATCCCCATGGAGGGATATACATACTTCTTCACCTACGAGGAGACCCTGCGACATAACCGTCAGGACTTCTGGGGGATGCCTTGCTCCATCGGCGTCGACCTGTCGCAGGGCGATGACTTCACCGCCTTCACATTCTTGTTCCCCCTCAGCCGGGGCAGGTTTGGCGTCAAGACGCGCTGCTACATTTCCGAGCGCACCATGCTGCGCCTTCCGGGAGCCACTCGTCAGAAGTACGAGGAGTTCCTACAGGAGGGGTCGCTCATGGTGCTCGAGGGTACGGTTCTTGACATGATGAACGTCTACGAAGACCTCGAGGCATTCATCGCGGACTGCGAGTACGACGTACGCTGTCTGGGTTTCGATCCGTACAACGCCAAAGAGTTCGTGACTCGCTGGGAGAACGAGAACGGACCGTTCGGCATCGAGAAGGTCATCCAGGGAGCCCGGACCGAGTCCGTGCCTCTGGGCGAGATCAAGGACATGGCGGAGGACCGCAAACTCCTCTTCGACCAGTCCATGATGACCTTCACGATGGGGAACGCCATCACCCTGGAGGACACCAACGGGAACCGCAAGCTCCTGAAGGCCCGACGGGAGAACAAGATCGACTCGGTCGCCGCCCTGATGGACGCCTGGGTCGCTTACAAACTCAACAAGGACATGTTCGACTAGGAGGTGAAGGACATAGGACTGCGAGATAGACTACAGCACGCCTACAACGCCTTCACTGGCAGGGACATCGACCGATCAAACCTCGGTCCGTCCTACTCCGTACGGGCCGACCGGCTTGCTCTCGGATGGACGGCCGACAAGTCGATCATCTCGTCGCTGTTTAACATGATCGCCATCGACGTGTCCGCCACGCCGATCCGACATGTCGACACAGCTCAAAATGGAACGTTTGTTGGTGTTCGGCGGTCGGCCCTGAACGACTGCCTGATGCTGGAGCCTAACATCGACCAGAGCGGCCGAGCCTTCATCCAAGATGCTGTGCTGTCTCTGTTCGACGAGGGCGTCATCGCAATCGTTCCGGTCGAGTCAGACCTGGACCCGAGAACCAACAACAGCTTCGACATCAAGCAACTGCGAGTTGGGCGGATCACACAGTGGTTCCCCGAGCAGGTCGAGGTTGAGGTCTACAACCAGGCTCGCTCTACCAAGGAGCGGGTGATCCTGCCGAAGCGCACCGTTGCCATCATCGAGAACCCTCTCTATGAGGTGATGAACAAGCCGAACTCCACCCTCAAGCGACTGAGTCGTAAGCTCTCCATGCTGGACCTGGCTGATGAGAAGACGTACACCGGAAAGCTGGACATCATCATTCAGCTCCCCTATGTCGTCAAGACCGAGGCTATGCGCCAGCGGGCGGAGAACCGCATCCAGTCTATCGAGGATCAGCTCGGCAAGGGCGGGCATGGGATCGCCTATACCGACGGTTCCGAGAAGATCACTCAGCTGAACCGCCCGGCAGAGAACAACCTGCTCGATCAGATCAAGTTCCTCACCGCCGAGCTCATGAGTCGACTGGGGATCTCGGAGGACGTCTTCAAGGGTACTGCAACGGAGATCGTCTGGACGCACTACTGGAACCGGGCTGTGGAGCCCGTGCTCTCGGCACTCGCCGATGGGATGAGCAAGGCCTTCCTCACGAAGACCGCGCGCACCCAGGGGCAAGCCGTGCAGTACATCCGCGACCCGTTTAAGAACGTTCCTCCGAGCCAGATCGTCACATCCCTGGACACCATGCTCAGGGACCAGGTCATCACGCCGAACGAGGCGCGTACGAGGATCGGTCTTCCGCCGTCCCCGAATGAGCAGGCGGATCAGTTGCAGAACCCGAACATCAACCCTCAGATGGGTGATACCTCCCTGGACGGCGAGGGGGATATTCCGGATCCAGGTGGTCCTGATGTTCAGTCAGTGCTCAGCATGCCGATGAGCCAAGTCAGAGGAGAAGGATGAAGTTCGACTTCAGTGGCTGGGCCACTAAGAACGACCTGACCTGCTCCGATGGACGCACTATCAAGCATAATGCGTTCAAGGAGAATGACGGCCAGCGCGTGCCGCTTGTATGGCAGCATGGGCACAACGCCGTCGACAATGTTCTCGGGCACGCACTGCTCGAGAATCGGGATGAGGGTGTTTACGCCTACTGCGCGTTCAACGACACTCCTGGTGCGGATAACGCAAAGGAGCTCGTGAAGCACGGCGACGTCAAGGCTCTCTCGATCTACGCCAACCGCCTCGACCAGCGAGGTGGTGACGTTATTCACGGCAACATCGTCGAGGTTTCCATGGTCCTGTCTGGGGCCAACCCGGGAGCTTTGATCGACAACGTTGCTCTTGAGCACTCGGATGGTTCATGGACCGAGTCCGAGGATGAGGCCGTCATTTATTCCGGTCTCACGCTCTCGCACGATTCCGGAGAAACAACGGAGGACACAGAATCCATGGACGAAGACGAGGTTTACGACGAGGACGACCTCACGGTCGCTGATGTCCTCGAGACCCTCGACGACGATCAGCGTCTTGCTGTTGCGGCCCTCATCGAGGAGATCAGCGGTGACGTTGACGACGATGAGGACTTCGACGAGGACGAGGACTTCGATGAGGACTATGACGAAGACTACGAGGAGGACGCCGAACACGGCGACTCTGGGGGTGATACTCTGATGCATTCCAACATCTTCGAGGGCGACGCTCGTGCTAGCATGGGTCCGCACCTCACTCACGCCGATGAGGAGCAGATCTTCGCCGAGGCCCGCCAGCCCGGCATGACGCTCCGCACCGCTGTCCTGGCTCACGCCGCGGACTACGGTATCAAGAACCCGGAGCTGCTGTTCCCGGACGCCACCAACCTGGACCCGGAGCCCCAGCGCATCATGCGCGAGAACTCTTGGGTTTCCAAGGTTCTCCAGGGCGCCAAGCACTCACCCTTCTCCCGCGTCAAGACCCAGTGGTCCAACCTGACCGCTGACGACCTGCGGGCTAAGGGCTACGTCAAGGCCAGCCGCAAGAAGGACGTCGTCTACGAGGTCGCCAACCGGAAGACCGAGCCGACGACCGTTTACAACAAGACGAAGATTGACCGTGACGATGTCCTCGACATCACCACGTTCAACGTCGTTGCCTGGATGCAGCAGAACCTTCGCCTGGCCCTCGAGGAGGAGCTCGCACGCGCCGTCCTGATTGGTGACGGCCGTGAGGTGTCCAACCCCGACAAGATCAAGGAGAGCAACATCCGTCCGATCTGGAAGGATGACGAGCTGTTCTCCCACAAGGTCCTGATCGACAAGGACGCCAAGACCGCCGACATCATCGACGTCGTTCGCCGGTCCCGGAAGTTCTACAAGGGCTCCGGTTCTCCGGTCCTGTTCACCACGAACGGGTTCATCTGCGACATGCTCGAGATCAAGGACCACAACGAGCGCTACATCTACGAGACCCGGCAGGCCGTCGCCAATGCCCTGAACGTCTCGGATGTCATCGAGGTCGAGGTCATGGAGGGCGCCAAGCGCGAGGTCGGGGGTAAGACCCAGAACCTGCTCGGTATCATCGTTAACATGCAGGACTACACCCTGGGTGCGGACAAGGGCGGCGAGACCTCCTTCTTCGAGCAGTTCGACATCGACTTCAACCAGCAGAAGTACCTGCTGGAGGCTCGTTGCTCGGGTTCGCTGACGAAGTACAAGTCCGCGATCGTCATCGAGAAGGCTACGGCCTGATCCGGTCAAAATGGCAAGATTCTTCGGAAGCATAGGTTACGGACACGCTGTCGAGACATCACCGGGAGTGTTCGAGGACAAGGTCACGGAGAGGGAGTACTACGGGGACGTGAATCGTTCCCAGAAGCAGTACGACAGTGAGCCGAAGGTTCTCCAGAATCTCCGGCTCAACAACGAGATCTCTATCGTAGCCGACTCCTACGCCGAGGAGAACTTCTTTGCCATCAAGTATGTGAGATGGATGGGGGCGCGCTGGGTCGTCACAAACGTGGAGGTCCGCCGCCCCCGTCTCATCCTCAACCTCGGAGAGGTGTACAATGGCCCAACGCCTTGAGTTCCATCAGAAACTCGTCGAAGCGCTGGGCTCTAGGAACGTCTACTTCCAACCCCCGGAGTCCGTCCAGCTCACCTACCCGTGCATCGTGTACGAACGGAGTCGAGCCGACTCGAAGTTCGGGGACAACACCAATTGGATGTACACACCGCGTTATTCGGTCACCCTCATCAGCAGGAATCCCGACGAGCCGGTACTGGACATCCTGGCCGACATGCCTATGTCCACCTTCGAGAGGCACTTCGTCTCGCACAACCTTCATCACGACGTGTTCAACATCTACCAAGGAGTATAGATGGCAGTCCTCACATGGGACGAGACGGGCAAGAAGTTCTATGAGACTGGTGTGGACCGTGGGGTCCTCTTCCCCGTCAACCCCGCTACTGGCGCTTACAGCAAGGGTGTCGCCTGGTCGGGTCTCACCAACGTGACTGAGACCCCGTCTGGTGCGGAGCAGACCGACCTGTACGCGGACAACATCAAGTACCTCTCTCTGACCTCGGCGGAGACGTTCGAGGGTAAGATCGAGGCCTACACCTACCCGGACGAGTGGCTCCAGTGTGACGGCTCGGCTATTGTCGACAAGGTCGTCATCGGTCAGCAGGAGCGCTCCTCCTTCGGGCTGGCATACCGCACCATCAAGGGTAACGACCAGCAGAAGAACAACTACGGCTACAAGCTGCACCTTCTGTACGGCCTGGCCGCCTCCCCCTCGGAGCGGTCCTACGGTACGATCAACGACTCCCCTGAGGCGATTACCTTCTCGTGGTCCTTCAAGGGCACCCCGGTGAACGTCGCCGACCACAAGCCGACCTGTGTCGTCACCCTCGACTCCAGTGTCATCGGCAAGAACGGCATGACTGCTATCGAGAAGCTGATCTGGGGTGACGGCGCTAACGACGCCAAGCTCCCGACCCCCGACGAGGTCATCGCCGCCGTCAAGGCCGCTGGCTGACAACTCCCACGGACCCCGTGATGCGCTCCGGGGTCCGTGGTGACTCCAGGGAGGAACGAATGCTGACGATTCACGTCGTTGGGGATGAGCTCTACGATGAGGATCGCAATGAGTTCATCAATGGTTTCGAGGGCGACCTCGAGCTCGAGCACAGTCTCGTCGCTCTGTCAAAATGGGAGTCCAAATGGCACATCCCGTACATCGGCAACGAGAAGCTCACTGAAGAGCAGGTCCTGGACTACATCAAATGCATGACTCTGAATGACGTCGACCCCGTCGTCTACTCGCACTTGTCCACGGACAACATTAAACGAATCCGAGACTACATCGAAGACTCGATGACGGCAACCACATTCGTGGATGCTGAGGGATCCAGCCCCAGCCGAAACACTATCACGTCAGAGCTGGTCTATTACTGGATGGTCGCTCTCCAGATTCCGTTTGAGTGCCAGCACTGGCACCTACACCGACTTCTCACTCTCATTCGAGTGTGCAACGTCAAGAACCAACCCGACAAGAAGATGTCGACCGCCGCCACGCTTCGACAGAATCAGGCTCTGAACGCGGCGAGACGGGCCAAGTACAACTCAAGAGGTTAGTATGCCTGGTGTCACTCCTCTTCTCCACGGCAAAGTTCGGGGAGAGGCCAGTCCGTTTAGTACCGTCTACATCTCCCCCAGTAATGGGGTCACTGACGCTTCGATCACCCTTGGCGCGAATCCCGAGTTCGAGCTAGACGTGCCCTTCTACGAGGGTTCTAAGGCTCTGGTACGGGTCGTCCGAAAAGATGGCTCCTCGGAACAGAAGATGATAGACCTCAAGGAATCCATGTCCGAGAAGGTCGTCTGGTTCAACTCTAGGGCTGCCTCCGGCTACGGGACATTCGACACCGGTTGGATCATGTGTCCCGACAACAACGCCTACGTCTACCGCATCA